ATGGATATAGATCAATACAAAGCTTTAACCAAAAAGAAGCCATTAAAAAAGGTACCAAGAGCAAAACCATTACCTAAGGCAACTCAAAAATATCTCGAAGCTGAAGAAACCCTTTTTCAAGAACTAGAAGAACATTCAATTGGGTATGAGCGAAAGTTTCAGTTTGAAACCACTAAGCACTGGCGATTTGATTTTCATATTGTAAAGCTGCGACTGCTAATTGAGATTGAAGGCGGTCCTTGGTCTGGTGGACGCAGGGGTAAGCTGGCCAATAAAGCATGGAGCATGGATCGTTATGATCATGCTGAAGAGATGGGTTATAACGTTGTACGTTTGGAATCAGCTAGCCGTTACAAGATTAACGAAGCTGGACCATTGCAAATAGAATTCAGTCATGCTCGCCAATGGCTTAAACACTTAAAGAGGCATTCATTCAATGGAGCAGTTCAGACCATTCCCGCCGCCGGATCTGATTGATCAGGCAGAGGAAGAGGAAGCTATCCGGCTGGCACCCGCCGTTGAATTAAAAGAATGGGTGCTTAAAAACTTTTTAACCTTGGGTGGCCAGCTGCACAATCCGGACCATGATCATATCGCTGAGCTGCTTCATGATGATGAAACCTTCCTGGCATTTGCTTGGGCTTCATCTGCGGCAGTAGCGAAAAAACGTATGGTACTGGGCCAATGTGAAAAGGTGATGTTTAACCAGGGCGGTTGGAAGAAGGCTAGACAGGAACAGCAGATGCGGGACTGGTTTGGCTATGTACCTGTTTATCTCATTACAGTAGACGCAAGCTTCTGCGAAAACTCTAATGATCGTGAGTTCTGCCGTTTGATTGAGCATGAGCTTTATCATATTGGTGTTGAACATGATGAGGACGGTGAAATCATTTATAGCGATATGACCGGCTTACCAAAGCATTATCTTGCTGGCCATGATGTAGAAGTGTTTTTTGGTGAAACCAAACGCTGGGGAGCTGATGAGTCAGTTAAGCGTTTACTGGAAATCGCGAAGAATGCGCCGTTTGTTTCTGAAACTAATATTGCTGCGTGTTGTGGGACGTGTGTGATCAATTGAGCCTAAAGGCTCTTTTTTTGCCTGTCTTGCTATACGTAGCTATACGAAGGTGAGTTTATGGCAGCACTTAAAGAGCCTGTAAAAATCTTTATAGTTCAGTCTCTTGCTTGCTTTGAAACCCCTCAACAAGTAGTAGACGCTGTAAAGCAAGATTTTAATATTGAAATTACACGTCAACAGGTAGCACTTTATGATCCAACCAAAGTTGCCGGACGTAATCTGAGCAAAAAATTAAAGGATCTGTTTGAGCGTACCCGCAAGGATTTTCGAGAAAATATCGAAGATATAGCGATTGCTAACAAGGCTTTTCGTTTGCGTGAGCTTCAAAAGATGTATGAAGATTCAGGTCGAAATAAGCGCGTAAAGCAGAACCTGTTAAAGCAAGCATTTCAAGAAACAGATGGCCGTATCACAAAGACAGATATAACTACAAACGGTGAATCTCTTAATGCGGCGAAACCTACGGTAATTGAACTGGTGGCTCCTAATGTCAAAGGTACAGATTGAATTACCACCTAAACTCATCCCGCTATTTAGCACCAGTAATATCCGTTACAGGTCTTCATGGGGTGGCCGTGGTTCAGGTAAGACTAGAAGCTTTGCACTGATGACGGCGATCAAAGGTTATATATATGCCGAGGCTGGTGTGAGCGGGTTAATCTTAGGTGCGCGTGAGTTTATGAACTCATTAGCTGATTCATCTATGGAAGAAATAAAACAGGCGATTCGCTCAGTTCCTTTTTTAAAAAACTATTACGAGATGGGTGAGAACTTCATTCGTACTAAAAATAAAAGAGTGAGCTATGGATTCGCTGGTCTACGCCACAACCTGGACAGCATCAAGTCTAAAGCGCGTATTCTGCTGTGCTGGGTAGATGAGGCTGAAACCGTTTCTGAGATGGCATGGCGCAAGTTACTACCTACAGTACGTGAAGATAACTCTGAGGTGTGGATTACCTGGAACCCTGAACGACGTGATAGTGCGACTAGTACACGTTTCAGACATGAAGAAATTTATGATGACCTGACCGGTGAACTGATCGGTCTCGGTGTAGAGATGAACTATACCGATAACCCATGGTTTCCTGAGGTCCTTGAAATCGAGCGCCGCCGTGATCAGGCCACTCTGGATGATTCGACCTATCGCTGGATCTGGGAGGGAGAGTATCTGGAATTATCTGAAGCACAGATCTTTCGAAACAAGTTTGAAATTCAGGAATTTGAGCCTGATCCCTATAGCTGGGATGGACCATATCAGGGTCTGGATTTTGGCTTTGCTCATGATCCGCTGGCCGCGACACGTTCATGGATTCATGACGATTGCCTCTGGATTGAGTATGAGGCAGGCGCTGTAGGGCTAGAACTGGATGATACGGTAGAGTTCTTGTCAAAACTCATCCCTGATTTTGAAGATTATGCAATCTACGCCGATAACGCACGACCCGAGTCTATTAGCCATCTAAAACGAAACGGATTAAGTCGTATCAAGGCATGTGAAAAAGGAAAGGGTTCAGTCGAGGATGGTATTGCCTTTATCCAGTCATTCAAGCGGGTCTATATTCACCCTCGGTGTAAGGAAACCCTAAATGAGTTTAGAAACTACTCTTATAAAAAAGACCGGTTAACGGATGAGGTGTTACCAATCATCATTGATGCCTATAACCACTACATCGATTCAATCCGTTATGCCTTGGAGAAAATATCTAAGGGTAGGCGTAAAGCTAAACCTGCTACAGCAGGAAGTCGAACATTCTCGTAAGGAAAACCTATGGCAAAGTCTAAAAAAGGCAAAGCAGCTAAAAAGGCTTTGTCTTATGGCAACTTATATACACAAGAAGCAGTTACGCAATTTCTCTCTAACTTTGGCCGACAGCCAGATACGGATGAGGTTTTACGTAAAGCGGGTATAGCCCGGCATAGACTGAAAATTATGCTGGATGATGACGAAATTGCCCAAGCAATAGAGACGCGTATTGATGCATTGCTTGCTACACCATTTCGGATTGAACCAAGTGATACTCCTGTTGCAGCGCTACTGAATATCGAACTAAAAGAATGGTATTTTGAAATTGCATCTGCTGCACTAAACGCCTTGTTATTTGGTTACTCCGTACAGGAAGCCGTATATGAGCTTAAGCCTGAAGGGTATGTGGGACTGCAATGGATTGGTGAAAAGCCCATGCAATGGTTTGAACCAAAAAATGATGGACGATTAATCTACCGGCAAGACGGTTACGGTCGAGAAGAAGAAATTGATCAAAAGATAAAGTTCTTTCTGACACGCCGTAAAGCCACTTATGAGCAACCCTACGGAAAAGCATTGTTAGCCACACTATATTGGCTTTATTTCTTTAAACAGAATGGCTTTAAATTCTGGGCCAAGTTCTTAGAGCGTTTTGGTACACCCATACTTCTCGGCAAGGTGGATACAACTGGCACAGAAGATATGGCTAAAGCTTTGCTCAATGCTCATGCTCAAAGTGTTCTCGCAATTGATAAGGACGATGATGTAAGTGTTCTAACTGCCGGAGCAAATGGAACAGCCGGCTCATCATTCGATATGTTTAATAGCGTTCTAATTCGGCAAATTCAAAAGGTTGTATTGGGACAGACACTCACCAGTGGTACAGATGGAACTGGCAGTCGCGCTCTTGGTCAGGTACATGAAAATGTGCGACAGGATAAACTGAAATCTGATATGCGGTTAGTGACTCCAACGATCCAGGCAGTAGTTGATGCCTTATGCATGCTCAATGGATGGGATGAATATAAGGTGAGCTTGGGTGAGGAAGCTAAACCTCTTAACAAAGAGCAGGCCGAACGGGATGTTCACCTGAAAAATGCAGGTGCAAACTTATCGGATGACTACTTTATTCGTGAGTATGGCTTGCAAGAGGGTGATCTAAAGTCTGTAACTGACTTGAACCAACCCGATTTACAGTTTAAGGCTTTACCCCATAAAGCCTTTAGCTTTGCAGCAACTACCAGAAAACTTTCACCTGAACAGCAGGAAGTAGAAGAGCTGACTGATGCACAGCACAATATCGAACTCTTAAGCAATGCCCAGGTAAACGAGCTCCTGCAGAAGAGTGGAACACCAGAAGAACTGGCCTTTCATCTAATGCAGCTAATGCCTGAGGCTAATCAGTCGCAGTTCACGGCGAATCTGGAACGGGCTTTATATGCAGGTGATGTGCTGGGGTATATGACAGCAAGTGAGGGGAAATGAAGCCAGTCACATTCTTAGAGGCCTTACAGTTTGCCCGGTCTCGTAAAATTGTACTGCCTGATGAGTTTTACTCTCTGGATCTCAAGACACGACAACTGGCCACCACGGTCAGTTTTTTATCGAGCATAGAACAGATCCAGACTGTGATAGCCGCTGTAAACAAGGCTATTGCAGATGGCTCGACATTTGAGGACTTTAAGAAACTGGTCGCTGAAAATGAGATCAAGCTAAGTGAGCCTTACCTCAAGAATGTTTTTAGGACTAATATTCAGACGGCGTATAGTCATGGACGCTGGCAACAGCAGCAACGCAATAGAGACAAACGACCATACCTGATGTATTCAGCTATCGATGATAGCCGGGTCCGTCCAAGTCACCTGGCATTGAACCGGATTATCCGTCATATCGATGATCCATTCTGGCTCATGTATTACCCGCCGTGGGGCTTCATGTGTCGCTGTACAGTGATTGCATTAACTGAAAAGCAGGCAGAAAAATATGGTATTACGCCAGATGATCAGCTACCGGAAGTGGCTGAGGAAATGGGGTGGAGTACCAGTCCAATGACCTATGGCGATCTATCTGGTCTGGTGGACCAGAAGATTCTGGATTCTGACCTGGATAAAGCGTTTTTGCTGGAGCAGAAAGAGATCATCAAGGCCGAGTGGACAGCAAGTAAAAAGCTGGCCAGTCTGTTTGCTCCAATGGATGATAGTACCCGGGACTTATTTGATGTGGTGGCCAATACAGTGATTCCACTTGATCCAAACATTCGACCTAGTGCGATTCGTACTTTTTTGGACTATGTACAGGGTAATGATTCTGCTCTTACGGCGCAGTTAAAGCAACCACCTATCACTCTGGCTGAGGAAGTGCTTAAACGCTGGTTGAAGGAGGATTTAGGCAGGTTGCAGGCAGTAGCATCGAATAGTACAGCGACAGTGACCGGATCAGCTTCACTAGCTTACGCTGCATCATTGGAGGTAGGTAAGGTCATTACACTGGATGCACCGTTAATGCTTACAGGTTCTGGCTCAAATATTGTGATTCAGATTGAGAATGCTAAAGGTTTAGGTATCGATTTGGATAAGCTAAATGCCGGGCAAGGCGTACTGTTTCCCTTAGGCATATCTTTTCAGGTAGTTTCAAGTGAAATAGTAAATGGCCAGATGGTTTATACACTGAAAGCCTTAACTAACTAAACTTAGGAAATTAATTTGAACCACTCCATTCGGGGTGGTTTTTTTATGGAGCATGAAAAATGCCAGATCCAAATGAAAAAGCTAAGCAGGAGCAAGATCAGTTTTGCTTTCAGCTTGGCCAAGTCTGTGTAGACAAGCCAGAGGAAGGGAAAAAGAAGCGCACCTTCTCGGGTATTGCCTATAGCGGTGAAGCAATTACTGACCACTGGTATTGGGACAAGGTGGTGTTTGACCTTGATTCGATCCAGATCAAAGGCCGTATCCCCGCATTGCTAGAGCATCGAACCAGTCAAAGAGCTGGAGCGATCAATTCATATTCTGTGAGCCATACAGAAGGCCTCAAAATTGAGGGCAATCTACTTTCAAATGAATTCGGAACTCAAGTTGCCCAGGACTCTGATGATGACTTTCCATGGCAAATGTCAGTACGGATTTATCCCACTACAGTGGAAGAAGTTAAAGAAGGTTCAGTCATTGTGAATGGCAGGACATTCCAGGCACCTGTTGCCATCTTTCGGGGTGGCCGTATCCGTGAAGTGTCATTTTGTGCTTTAGGTGCAGATGACAATACCAACGCCGTGGCAGCTAGTCACTCACCCAAAAACTTCAACCAACCAGAGGACACAGACGTGGACCTAGAACAAGCAAAAGCAAAACTCCAGGAGCAGGAGCAGACCATTACAGGTTTGCAGGAACAGATTAAAAAGTTTGCCGCTGATAAACGTAATGCCGAAATCGATGCTTTGGCTAAAGACCTGGGCAAAGAGTTTAGTACCGAAGAGAAGTCTAAGTTCGCTGCCATGCCAGACGATGCATTTGAGCTGATGGCCAGCACACTTAAACAGTTCTCGACAGGTAATCAAACACCATCAGCTGGACAGCAACAGCCACAAACACCAGGTGTAAATCCTGCGATGGCTTATCTGTTCCGGCATCAAGCTACCGGTGGCCAAGGTGGACAGCAGGGACAACAGGCACAAGGTTCGGCACTGGACCAGGCATTTAACCAGTTTGCCGCAGCACAACAACAGGGGATTAAATCATGAGCCAAGTAATAACTGGAACTATTGAAAATAAACAGTTGGTGGTCGGTGATGGTATTCGTACCGAGAATGCCAAACCTAAAACAGGAGTCATCTATTTACGTGGGGATTTATTATACGTCGATGCCAACAATGTAGCAGATCACCCGACGGTAACTGAAAACGTAGTAGGTGAGTGGAATGCGATTGCACTGGCAGACATGAGTGCAGAGCAGTCGACCTACCATGCCAACCATAGTCTCGAAATGCCGATTTACGTGCAAGGGGCATTTGATATTGCAGTAGTCACAGTGAATGGAACACCGCTAACTATTGCTCAATATGATGCAGTACGTGCGCAGGCATTGGTTAATAAAATCGAACTTCGTAAAGTGGCGGGGAACTAAGACATGAGTCAAACTTTTACATTTCAAAATGCACCCATTGAGTTGCTGGATGTACCACAGCTGGTGCTGCTGACCGACACTACTCAAAAGGTGGATACCTGGTTGATGGACCGGTTTTTTCCTCAGCGTGTTTCTTATACCAAGAAGGAAGTCCCTGTAGGTGAGCTGAACACCGCAACCCCACTTGCACCTTTTGTCACTCCGACAGCAGCTGGCCGACAGATCAAGGTAGGTGAGTCTGGTAACGTTAAATTCGTTAAACCGGCTTATTTAAAACCGATGATGACGGTGATGCCAAGCGAAGTACAAAATACGGCACTGATTTCACAGCTACGCCGTTATGGTGTGATTGCTACAGGTTCAAATCGATTGTCTGATGCAGACTTGCTGTTAATCGACCAGGCACAAAAGGCTCTGTACCTGCGTCAATCTATTGAAAACCGGAAGCTGCTGATTGCCCGTGATGTACTGCTATATGGTAAGACTACTTTTGCCTCAGCAGATTTCCCGATGTACGAAGTGGATTATGAGCGGAACCCGGCCTGTAACTTCACACCTCTAATTAAATGGGGACAAGCAGGAGCCACACCGGTTAAGGATATTCAGGCGATGATTGACTTGGCTGTTGAACATTCAGGTACATCACCAATCATGGCATTAACCACTTCTAAGGTGTACAACACATTAACTAAAGATCCTGAGTTTAATGAGAAATTCATTACACCGTATAAAGGGATCAGTGTGCCGCTCACTCCAACCTTTGATCAATCTGATAAGCCACAATTCCGAGGCACAGTGGACAATATCGAAATCTGGACCTATGACGCTAAGCATAGTATGGGGGGTAGTACCGAACGCTTTATCCCTGAAGACTTCTTTGGTCTGGTTGCCGACGCCAATGGCTGGATCGCACATTGTGCATTGCAAAACGTTGAAGCATTCGGTCAGGCTCTAGAGTTCTATTTAAGCCAATGGCAAGAAAAGAATCCTTCAAGCATTCAATTACTCGCTGAATCCTCTCCACTGGCTGTTCCAAACAACAAGAACGGTTTAGTGGGTGGTCGTGGCTTTGTATAAGGAGAACTCAATGCCAAAGTATATTGCAAGACAGTCGATCGGACATTTCCGTCCAGGTCAGGAAATAGAAGGGCTTGAAGCTAAACAACTTCAGGCCCTTTTAGCATCTCGGGCTATTGAAGAATATCAGGAGCCGGAAGAGCCTAAAGCAGATGGTGCCGCTGCACGTTTGGCTGAGCTTGAAAAGGCTAATGCAGAGCTGACAACGGCTAATAAAACCTTAGCAGATGACAAAGCTAAAGCTGAGCAGGAAGTTGCTGAGCTTAAAGCAAAGGTGGCTGAGCTTGAAAAGGCCAAGTCAGCGTCTAAGTCTAAGACCAGTGACAAGCCAGCTGAACAGGGTGCTGATGCAGCCAAGTAAGGTGATCTATGTACGCAACAGAAGCAGACATGGTGAAGCGGTTTGCTGATGACATTGAAGAACTAAAGCTGATGCATGCAGATGCAGCAGCTTCTATCAATGAAGCACTTCAGGATGCAGCAGAAGAGATTAACGGTTATATCGGTGGCCGTTATCCTCTGCCTCTTCCCAATGTGCCCAGTAATCTGAACCGCATGGCCTGTGATATTGCCCGTTACCGGCTTTATTACCAGCAGCCCACTGAAGAAGTACGTAACCGTTATAAAGATGCGATTAAATTTCTTGAACGGGTACAAGATGAAAAAGCACATCTACAGATTCAGACCGCAACCAATGAAATTGTAGATGATCAGCCCAAGGGCCGGCCTACCACAATGCCCATTGGAACCAGTTATATAGGAGGCGTGTTTGGTGATGAAACGCTAGACAAGATGCCTTCATTTAAATAAGGAGGAGGTATGGCTTTTGCTATAACAATTCGTCCTGACAATGAATCTGCCGTAATGGCAGTACTGCAGCATATGGCCGATTTCGACAGCAGAAAGGAGGATATGTTTGTCGAGATTGGTGGCTATGGAGTTTATTCCACTCAAGACCGGTTTATCGGTCAGCATGATGTAGATGGTAACCCATGGAAACAGTCATGGCGGGCTCAGATGCAAAATGGTCAAACAGGCCGTGATACGGGTGAATTAATGAATGAATTGCACTATAACCTGCGCCCTGATGGTGTTGAGTGGGGTTCAAACAAAATGTACGCCCATGTTTTTCATTTTGGTGCAACCATTCTGCCTAAAACTGCGGAGTACTTAACCTTTGCAGTGGGTGGCCAGTTCAGGAAAGTAAAACAGGTCAATATCCCTTCTCGTACCTTCCTGGGCATCAATCAGGATGATGATGAAGAGATCCTTAATATTATCGGGAGGCATATAGGTGTCTGACTTTTTTGCAGTACGTGGAGAAATTGCCGAGAAGCTCAAGGAGGTTCCGGATTTCAAGCAGATCTATACGCCGTTGAACTCTGTACTGGTGACTGAAATGTCTCAGGTAACCCCATCAGCTCACGTCAACTTCGTGCGGGTTCGTCCTAAGGATAGTGCGGGCAAGGGGAAAATGAACATGATCAGCCAGCAGTGGGCGGTCACCGTGGCCTGTAAAAATGCCCGTTCACAGTCTATAGATGGTTCAGCGGTAACAGATCAGGCGGGTAATCTTCTTGAAGATGTTATTCAGTTGCTCTCAGGCTGGAAGCCAGCCTCGGCACGTGGGGAATTGATGCTGGTTGATGTGAAAGAAGCCTTCAGTACAGGTTTTGCATATCTCACAGCAGTATTTGAATCAGAACGATTTATCTAGGAGCCAATCATGGCAGCAAAACAATATATAGCCCAACAACCATTAGGGCGTTTCAAAAAAGGGGATTTCGTGGGTGGACTCACCGATGCTGAAATCCGACAGCAATTAGATGCAGGTACGATCAAGGAGGTAGAAAAGCCCTCTGAAGAGTCGAAACCAGCTGCAGCAAAAACTACAAAAGAGGTAAAAGCAGATGGGAAATAAACCAGACGTTATTTCGTTACAGGGTGAACTGTTCCTGGCTAAAATTATTAATGGTGCGGTATCAGGTATGTTTCCAGTAGGAAGTATGCCAGCCCTGCAGCTTCAAATTACTTCGGATTCAACCGATCATTATGAGTCAAAAACAGGTTTTCGTACGAAAGATGCAGTACTGCGAAAGCAGACAGGAGTATCTGTAAACGGCACCCTGGAAGAGGTAACCAAGCAAAATCTTGCCATGGTGATGAGTGGTAAAGTTACTGAAGTATCTGCAAGCACTATTGCTGATCGCTCACTAGGTACTGTTGAAGCTGGGACCATGATTGATCTGGGTGAGCGTAATCTGTCAGAAGTTAAGTTTAAAGACGGCGCTGATACAGATATTGATGCCAATACCTATGTACTCGATTCGGCATTCGGTACAGTAATTTTTAATATTGCACCGACTGGTGACGTTAAGTGGTCAGGTAAAGCCGGAAAATTAACACGTACTGCGATTGCAAACGATATCGGCAATGAATACCGCTTCTTCTTTAAAGGTGTTGATACCTATAAAGGAGATAAGGTTGCCGTAACCTTATGGCGTGTGGAGTTTTCACCGGAAACAGAATTTGATCTGATCAATGAAGATTTCTCTAGTTACGATATTGAAGGTGAATGTCTGGCTGACATTACCAAGGTAAATGATGCTGAACTTAGCATGTTTGGCCACATTGATCGTTTTAATGTAGCAGCTTGATACTTAAAGCTGAGTAACTAAATCCAAAATACAGGCACAGGGGCGCATAAGCGTCTTTTTTTGTGCCTGTTTATCGTTTAATACCTTTGGATATCTTTTCTTTTGGGTGGATAAAAAGTATTCTATTAACCTGTATGGTACGGTTTTTAAAGGTAAAAACTGACCTTCAGTGTTGATTAGATTTATTAAATGACACCAGCGCTATATCAGGAAGTGCAAGATTTTTATCTGCACGCAATGGCCTTGACCAAGTTTGCCTTTTTCTTATCAAAAAAGGGTTCTTTTTACACTTTGGTTTTGGCAGGTGAACAACCAGAGATAAATGAAAGAATAAGAAATTTGCAGGGCAATGGGTTAGTAATCAAATACGATAAGGGATCCACCCTTTATTTTGTTTACCAAGTTCAGGATGATATAGAGAAACTGATAAAGTTACCTAAGCTGAGCGATTCACAGATAGAATTTAAATTGCAAGAGATATTAAAGCGATACAGATGAATGTTACATTGGACTACTACATTGAAAGATATTGAAAGATAGGGTGAAATGTTGATTTTATCTGCTCTATATTTTCCTAATAATGAGAATAATTATCAAAAATTAACAGATGTTTTGATGTTTTACTTTTAAGATGGGCACCATTAGGCATTTATGTTGAATTCAAAAATTAAAAATGGAGAACATAAGTATGAAATATCTCTTCTTGGCACTAGCAGCAGGTGTATTTCTAATGGGGTGTAATTCTAATATGGCTAAGGCTTCTAAAAATACTACTACAGACGAATCTTCGGAAAATTTAAAGCCCAAACAGATCATCAATGTTACTGAAGAAAAGCAACTACTGAAGTTTATTGGACCAAATAATCAAACATATATCCTTAGAACTACAGATAACTTTGAAACGGCAGAACTAAGTGATCAGTCAGGTAAAACTTATCGACTTAAACGAGCCGTATCAGCAAGCGGGCTCCGCTTAGCAAATAGCCAAGGGGTATCAATCCACTTTAAAAATGGTGAAGGTATTCTAGAACTAATTAAGGATCAGCCTATCAATGTTACTGAGGTTAAGCCTTAAATCTGAGAGATAAACATAGTATTAAATGAATAAAAGCACCTTCGGGTGCTTTTTTATTTCCTGAACTTTATTTTGAGATTCCATCATGAATGATTTTTTTCTAGCAGCTAATCGCTTTATCACGGTAAATGATGTCGAAGTTCACCAGATCCAGATGAAAGATTTTGACCAATGGGCGGTACATGCCGAAAAGATAAAAGGCTTCTTAAGGGGAAAAGATTATTCAGATGAAATTTTGACTCAACTTTTTAAGGCTCATTCAATTGAAGTGCTGGGTATTTGTAGTTCGGCCACCAAGCTTCCAGTAGCTAGTTTGATTGATCTTGCCAATACTTCGGAACAGAAATTTAAAGAAGTTTTATCAGCAGTACTACAGGTCAACGGCGCTTACTTTAAAGAAGATCAGCCTAAACGCCGTAATAAAAAGCAGGCAACAAAAGATAATGATTCAACCTGGTTTGACTCATTCCAGTTGCTGATTAGCTCTGGCCATACTCATACCGAAATCATGAATATGACTTATGGCGCTTACAGTGAGTATCTAAAATCAGCCCAAAAGGATTACCGGAACAAGCTTACGGCACTGACCAGTGTGGTGAGATCTGCTCAGCATGCGTCCGCAAAAGAGCTAAAAATGTTTATTGATAAGCTAAAAGAGTAAAAAATGTGAATTAATTAACAATTTCACATAATTAAATTTACCATACCTGATTAGAATGGTTGGCATTATAAAGTGCACTTGAGCTTAATCATGAAAAGAGTATTAACAGCAGCAAGTAGGGCAGCTTATAAAGAATGGTTTAACTCATTCAGCAGTGACGAGCAGAGAGAGTTAGTGAATATGGGTGTGGCATGTGGTGCCGACTCAAAGTTTTTTAAGCATGAGATACTGGATCTCCTGAGCCATCTGGATAATGAAAGGCTCAGAGATAATAAACTCTTATTCAAAAAGTTTACTGAGAGATTTATTGCTTTAGTCCCTGATAATATTCGTCCTCATGTGAACTGGACACTTCTGGAAAACAGTCGTGACTATCGGTCCTGGTTTGCAAACAGGCAGATGTTTGTTTTTAACTATTTAGGGATTAAGGATATCTGCGAGCATACCCAAGATAAAAATTCCGGATACTTATTATGGGCACCCATCATTGATGACCATACCCCGGCATCCTGTCAAAGTTTTAGTAATAAGATTTTTAATATCTTTGATAAAGAATTTCAGGAACATGCTGTTGAGCATTGGAGCAGGCCGCAAGAGGGCTGTAGATGCAGTTTGATCTCAATCACTCATACACAGGCAAAACAGTATCTGATGGATATGAGCATGAGTGCATAGAGGAAAGAGATATAAGTGAACACGCATGTTCTTTCACTGAAGTAAGTTTGTACATAAAGAACAAATACCTCAAAAAGTTTTTTAATTTCTTCACTTAACCCACCATTCGGTGGGTTTTTTATTGCGAGTAAGAACATGGCTGGTAAAGAATTATCGTTTAAGCTTGTGATGGAAGCTGATACTAAAAATTATGTATCGAATATCAAGGAATCTGAAAGTGTCACTAAGGCCATTTATGCCGCAATAAAACAGGAATCTGAAAAACTGAAGGCTGCATCTGAACAAGCTGCTCAGGAAGTTGGAAAAATAGTTCCGGATGATTTGCAGAAGAAAGCTGATCAGGCCGCCAGCAAGATCGATAGCTTAGGTAATACAATTCAGGATACTGCCACCAAGGCAAATAAGGCAGGCTTTGAAATCAGTGAAGCCATTCCAGGTGATGCGCTTCAACTTGCAGAACTGCTGGGTACTAAATTCTTTACAGCGGCCAAGGAAATTGAAGCTCTTGGTGACAAATCGGTTATCAGTGCGGGTGAACTACGTTCAATGGCCAGTATTGGTGAGCAGGGACTAGATGAGCTTAACTCAGCCCTAAAAGCTGCTCAGGCTGAATTAGTCCGACTACAAAATACTGACGGCACTTTAAAAGATATCGAGATTGCAAAAGATCGTGTTCTAAGTATTGAAGATGCTATTAAAGAAACATCCAGTGCATTTAATTACTATCAGGACGTTGCTGTAAATGCCATGCGTGGCGTGGACAATGCCACCCAATCGACCATTAACCAGTTACAACAGTTCAGTACAGTAGATCTATCAGGCGTAATAGGTGAAGCGCAGACTGTAACTCGTGCTATCGAGTCAATGGGAAGCGGTGCAACAGTATCTACGCGTGAAGTTCAGCGTATTGGTGAATTGGGCTCTAACGCGATTAATGCCTTAGAAAGAGAACTGAACGAGGCTAAATTAGCTTGGCAGGCCCTATCAAGTGCCAGCCATGATATTTCCCTGGAAGAACTGAATCAGGCTAAACAAAAAGTTGAACGCTTGGAGCAGGCTCTGGACCTGACTGAAAACTCAATGAATGAGTTTAAGAGTGCGACCCAGCAAGCAGTACCGATGGTGGATCATCTGGATCAGTCTCTGGAAAAGACAAACCATGAGCTTAAGGATACAGAAACTTTCGGGCAACGGGCGGCAAGTGAGGTTGAAGGCCTAAGAAATAGCTTCAATGCTTTAACCGGCGTTTTGGCTGCAGTGGGTATTGGTACCAGTGCAATGGAAATTGCACAGGTATCTGATCAGTATAAAACGCTATCTGGCCGTATTCAGATTGCAATTGGTGATAATGCCAACTTAAAACAGGCAATGGATGATGTTGCAAATGTAGCCATAAAAACCAATTCTAATCTTGTGGCTACCGGAGATCTGTTTGCACGGCTGACTAAAATTGGTCAGGAGATGAAGTGGCCGCAAGAGCAGGCTTTAGCACTGACTGAAACTATTAACCGCGCCATTCAGGTGGGTGGTGGTAGTGCAGAAGCGAATGAAGCTGCAATCACCCAGCTTAATCAGGCGTTAGGTTCAGGTGTACTACGAGGTGATGAGTTTAACTCCATGGTTGAGCAGTCACCCCGACTGACACAGGCAATGGCCGACGGATTGGGTGTGACTACTGGCCAATTACGTGAGATGGCTAATCAGGGACAGTTGACCACCGCCGTAGTGACCAAGGCCATTTTAAGCCAGAGTGAAGTAATCACTGCCGAGTTTAATAAATTCCCAGCTACGATTGGCGCTTCTATTGAGAACCTGAAAACAGCCTGGACAATTTATATCGGTGAAGCAGATGCAGCGAGTGGAGCAAGTGCCAAGGTAGCCCAAGCCTTAAAATTTGTTTCTCAAAACCTTGATGCACTTATTACAACCCTTACTGCTGCAGCTCAGGCATTCATTGCTTATAAAGCTATTGGAATGGCAGCAGTATTTCTGGAAAAAGCCAATGCAGCGAAGGCTGCACAAGTTGCTATCGCTACAGAAACCGTAGCATTGACTGCAAATACCAGTGCAAATACAGCCAATACACGTGCTACCCATCTTACGGCAGTAGCTAAAACCGAACTGGCTGCTGCAACCAATGCAAGCACAACCGCAAATACAGCAGCTACCGGAGTATTTGGACGGGTTACTAATGCCACAAATGGCCTTAAGGCAGGATTGGTTTCTGTTTTATCCAGGTTTGGAGCATATGGTGCTGCAGCAGCCAGTGTCGTAATCGCTAGCGATTTGATGGTTGACGGTTTTAAGGCAACTGATGAATGGCTACTACGACAGGGTTCTAATTTTATTGACTGGACTGTAGCGAGAGTAACAGGTACAAAGTCACTGGCCGAGCAGGAACGTGATCTGGCAGCAGCTGAGGAGGAATCACGAAAGAAACAGAAAGCAAGTACTGCGGCCAAGGAAAAACATGCTGCAGCTGCCGAGAAGAGTAAAGATAAAACCTATCAGCTGACCGAACAATCCAAAAAGCTTATTACAGAGTTTGATGGATTAATTGCGAAGGGCGAACCCGCTAAAGAAGCCTTGGAGAAAGTTTCTCAGGCTATGAAGTTTGATTCGACCAAAGGAATTAATGACGCAATCACTGCTTTAATTCTGCTGCAAAACCAAGGGAAAATTACGGGCGAAGAATTGCAAGGGAGTTTAGGCAAGGCTCTAGACGGTAAGGACCTAGTTGTTTTTGAAGCGAATGCCAGAGCTGCTTTTACAGGAACGTCAAAGGAAGCTGAAAAGAATGCTCAGATAACTGAAGCTGTGATGAAGGCGGCATTAGATCGTACCGGTCTAAGTACAGAACAGCTTCAAGGTCGTTTCTCAGCTGCATTTCAATCTGCCAGTAATGATGTACAGCTGGTCGTTAGTAATCTTGAAGCTTATAAAGCTCAGGGTATTGATACTGGACTGGCACTTTCAGCTAATTTAAATAAAGCAATTGATACCGCCCAGACTCGTGCCGAACTGGACTATGCCAAGAGCTCTCTGATTGCTTTTGGCAAACAGGGATTGGTAGCAGGTGATCAGGTAGCCTTGGGCTTGAGTAAAGTTGAGGAAAAGGCGCGGCAGCTCCCTGCTATACTTAATCCTGTACAAGCCGCATTTGCCGCTTTAGGTATTCAAACTAAAGAGCAATTAAATGGCGCTGCAGTGAGTGCCCAGAAAAGTTTTGAAGTTATCAGTAAAAGCGGGCAGGCAACTGCTGAAGGTATTAAGCAGGCTTATATTCAGATGTTAAATGCCGCACTGGCAACAGGAGATAAGGCCCAGATTGCAGCTGTTCAGGCAAAAGCAGCAAGTCATGGGTTACAGGTGCAGATTGATGATACTGGTAAAGCAGTGGTTCAAACGGCTTCGGAATGGGTCAAGGCGAATATCCAGATTGAAAATTCTGCACGAGGTATTAAGGATGGCTACCGTGAAGCTGGACGGGTGGCAAGAGAGGAGGCCAAATCCTCTACTGAAGCTTGGTCAGAAGCGCTTAATGCCATGCAGGGCAAGCTCAAAGCCTCTAAAACTGGAGTCATGGCTAAAAACGGTTATTCAGTTGATGAGATTGAGCAGCAGCTGACTGAAATGGGTTATGGGGGCAATGTAAAGCAGAAAGCTAAAGAACTGTTCCAGACCGCTCAACAGGGTCCGGGTGGTTATTACCGTTCCGCCTCTCATGAATATGCTGCGCGTTATGGTGTTTCTGCATACGACAACCAGAAACAGACCGGCAATTATATGTACATTGCCGAGCAGCTGGAAAAGCTGGAAGAGTATGCAGGCAAGTCGGGCAGTACTGGTTCCAGAGTTAATGTAAACAATCTGGCTCCGGACGTGAGCTATCCTAAAACCAGCACTCCAACTGCAGAGCCTTCACGTACTGTCATCAACCAGATCTCTATTAATGGCCGCACAATTAATGTCCCTGTGGATGAGGCTAATCAGGGCAGTTTTAATGATTTCCTGACTGAACTGGAAAGGATAAAAAAGAGTAGCTAATGAAATTAATACGAGTGTCTACATCAGAAACCGTCCCGCTTGAGGACGGTTTTTTATGGTCTGATGAATTTGAATGGAAGCCCATCGAGCAGAAACAGAGTCGGGCTATTGATGGTTCTCTAATTATCCAGGAGGGCCGTAAAAAAGCAGGTCGTTCAATTGTGCTGCAACCGGCAGATAACACGATAGGCTGGATCAAACGCCGTGATTTACGCACGGTTCAAGACTGGTCTGCTTTATCTGAACAATTCATTCTGGCTTTTGAGTATCAGCACGACAGACGTGAATTTCATGTGATTTTTAACCATGAAGCCGGGGCTTTGGAAGCTGCTCCAGTGAAGGGAATTCCATCTGTATCTGACGATGACTATTACAACGTGAATTTACGCTTTATTGAAGTGGGGGAACTATCCAGTGGCAATTGAAACTAAAAATCTGGTGCTCTATAAGTCCGAGCGCCTGAGCGATACAGAAGATGGTGGCGGTAAGTACTCTGGCCAGATTATTGAAGATGGCCAGAGCAATAACCTGTTTAATGATGTGAGTGAGCTGGACCGCACCATGGGTGATGTGTCACTGCGTAAACTGTTCCCCGCCGTGACAACGAATGATACAGACCTGCTTATGGGCGCTACGGTCTTTATCTCGGAAAACCCGAAAGATCCCAATGTCTCGGCTTTGCTGTTTAGTACAAAGTCGTGGATTGATGAGCGCAAGTCCGCCCAGAACCGGATTGAAAACTATCTGGCCAAGGGGGGACAGGCAGCAGGGAGTCCCCTGGATACGCATTATGCCGGTATGAAAACCCTGCAGGTGGCGATGTTTCTGAGTGAAGTCGAAAGCTCGGTGGGCAGTACGCTGGTACTGGTCTCGAAAGAAGGCCAGGCTCTGCAGCATGAGCAGTATGTCCGCATTACCAAAGTTGAGACCCGTATTGCCAAGATGGTCGTCGATGGTAAGGAAGTTGAATATAAAATTGCGACTTACAGCATTAATGATCCACTCGATCAGGATTATGTCGGACTCTCTGCAAGACAATGGTATAGCGGCGAAAAGTCTCAAACGATTTTACGGGATACGATTGTGGCTGACACGGGTAAGTATTACGCCTCATCTAATCTGGCCACTGATGCCAAAGTCGGTGAGTTTACCGTAAATGCAGAAAGTATCTTTGCCCAGCTGGTGGCTGCTGCCCAGACTGAAACACCAATTGTGGATGTAAACGCAGCCGGGGAAAGTATGGTACTGGTACCGGGTAACACTGCTGCTATTACTGCAACTTACTCGACCACCATTGGTACCGCTCAGAACCTATATATCGGCTCATCTGTTATGCCTTCCAGCATGTCTTTTAACCTGTTTGGCCAGCAGATCACTGATCAGGGCGGACTGCTTAAAAACACTTCAGGTACTCAGGTTGGAACAATTGATTACCAGCGTGGCTTGATCCAGTGGACGCAAGCTGCAGGTGCAGGATCTGCAAACTTAAGCATGACCTTTAAGCCGGCTTCAGCACCCAACCAGTACTTCCAGTCTGAAACCCGGCCTGTCACTCAACAAAACCAGAGTGCCAACTGGACCGGAGTGCTGGTACCACCACCAGCTCCGGGCAGCCTCTCAGTTTCTTATATGTCACAGGGCAAGTTTTATGAACTGAAAGATGATGGCTCCGGGCAATTAAAAGGTGCAAGTACTTCGTTTGGCTCTGGTGCGGTCAACTATGAAACCAGCTCCTGGTCTATTACGACGGGTGCTTTACCGGATGTGAATACACCAATTTTACTGTTATGGGGTACACCGCTGGCTACGTTCATACGCTCAGGTCTTGCGGTTGAACCGGCAGCATTCGAGTTTGATTTGCAGCAAGCTGGTATAGCCTCGGGAAGCGTGACAGTAAAATGGTTGCTGGAAGGCGAACAGAAAACTGCAACTACAAATACGCTGGGCCAGTTTAGTGGCGATGCCACCGGTACCTTTAACTATGCCACCGGTCAAGGCCGGCTGGTCCCAAACAAACTGCCGCAGAAAAATACGGTCTTTACTATCAACTATAGCTATGGCGTACCGCTTGATCAGACTGTTGAAAATGTCATACCAACTGATCAAAAGCTGAAATTTACCATTGGTTCAGGTGCTGCAATACAACCCAATAGTGTTGAGTTAAGTGTGCCGGTTGCTGATCAAATCGGCTCAGTCATCGGTACGGTGGTTCTAACTGATATTCCAGTGAATGCAGAGGTTGGTAACCTGGTTAACAGTCAGGGCAAGGTACAGGGCACTATTACCTATGCAACAGGCGCGGTGGAAATTATTCCTGAAGCGACCAGCTCGGTTTTCACCAAATCCTATATACCAATTGCGGTTTATGGAGCAGCATAAATATGTCATTTTATTTACCCGCCACTTCTCAAATTAAGGAAGAAGTAGTGCAGCTCGGGGCATACCGGGCGACCAGTATTAGCGTGAAATACCGGGATACTTCAGGCGTAAGTGCCGGGGTCAAACAGATTACCGGTGACAAGCTGCGCTTTGATCTGACCCAAGGCTTTGATGAGCAGATTCTATCCGGCGCGGTGCGTTTTATGCTAGGTACGGATACCTATCTGGACCGTACCGGTACCTTGGTACGTAATGTAAATCCAGCCAATAACAGTGGTACCAGTTCCGGTAGCATTCAATATGGTACCGGCAAAATCGAGATTGACAGCTGGACATCGAATACGGATAACCAGCTGGTACTGCAGTCTCTCACTACAACTACAGATATGCCCCCGGTCAACCGTATCAGCTTTAGAACACCGGTCAGTCCGCTGCGTCCCGGTTCATTAACAGTTGTCGTAGCCACACTGGACTTTGGGCAGCTGACACTGCGGGCTGATGACGATGGCATCATTGAGACCAGCCGGGCACATGGTCAGATTAATTACGAGACCGGTTTTGTAGATCTGTTTTTTTATACCAAGACTGAAATCACGGAAAATAATCGTACAGGAATTGAAGAGCAGGACTGGTATGACGTTCTGCTCGAGTACGATGAAGCTGGCAAAAGGTACATTAATATACCGGTATGGGTCGCTCCGGAATCAGTCCGTTATAACGCGGTGGCTTATACTTATATTCCACTGGATGCTGAGATCTTGGGGTTATCCGCTACACGTCTGCCGCTGGATGGCCGGGTACCGATTTACCGGGTCGGTGATATTGCTATTGTCAGCTCCAGCAAGTCTTTTGAACTATCAGATGAAATCGCTGGCCAGACTTATGAATTACCGGATCAGCGTATTTCATGGGCCGAGCTGGAAGATGCCGACGGGGTAAAAGTACCGTTTGATATGTACAGCGTGGACTATGACTATGGCAAGTTTACGCTAGGTGGTGACTTTGCGTTAAATGCGCTGGTTGCACCGCTCAGCATGCGTTATCGCTATCAGGACATGCTGCTGATCCGTGACGTACAGATCAACGGCCAGCTAACCTTCACCAAGCCACTGACCCACAATTATGATGCTGAAAATACCATTGTCGGCTCAGCTCTAGTCATTGGTGATATGCAGGCCCGCTCTACCGGGAAATTTGTACAGCCGTCCTGGAATAGTGTCTGGTTAGATGAGGCCACTGGCGGGGCCATTTCAGCCAATTACAATGATGCCTTGTATCCGATTGCAGTCACGAATAATGGTGCAATTCAGGAACGCTGGGCACTGGTATTTACTGATGCAACAAACTTTCGCTGTATTGGGGAGTACTCGGGACAGATTGGTACAGGCACTGTGAATACGGACTTTGCACCGATCAATCCGGTCACTGGAGTTCCGTATTTTGTGGTGAAAAAAGAAGGCTGGGGACAGGGCTGGGTGAGTGGAAATGTACTGCGCTTTAATACCATTGCTGCCACCTTTCCGGTTTGGGTGATTCGTACTGTGAAACAGTCTGAACCAACTGTGATGTCAGATCAGTTTCAAATCATGCTACGTGGTGACATTGATCGCGTGGTTTAAAATTTAAATTAAATATGGCCGCACATTGAGTAAATGCTGCGGCCTTTTTATTGCTAAAAATTAGAGGTAGATTATGGTCGCAAGTACAGAGATTAAATTTTATATATTTACCAATAATAATGCGCCACAGCTATCCAACACCTGGGGCGCTTTGGCAGCTGTATTGGATGCCTGCCTGATTACAGGTTTTGGTAGCCAGACATTAAGCTCAGCTAAAATCAACGAAAAAGTCTTAACGCTAACCACAGGAACGACCCACAACCTGAAAGTAGGTCAGGTCATTACGCTAGCTGGCGCTACTCAAGCTGAATTTAATAAAGAATACCGAATTACCCTAGTTCCCGATGCCACAACGATTCAGCTTGATTTAGATAACGTTCCATCATTCACTACATTGACCGGCACCATGAGTATTGCTCTTCCGCCTCTTGGCTGGATTAAGGAGTTTTCTGCTGGAGGAAAACGGGCATATCGAAATGCAGATTCTACCGACCCTGATCGGCCATTTTTACGAGTAGTAGATGAAATTGATCCAGTCTGGACTGCTTCGTACGCGAAATATGCAAAAGTTGGCATAGTTGATCGGATGAGTGATATTGACACGATGACCGGGACACAAACCCCGTATGATACTGCAGCACCAAATAAAAACTGGGTGGGCACTGGATCAGATCGAGAAGCATTTAATGGCTGGGCGAAATGGTATTATGCCCGTATCCGGGATGTCTATGATTCGGGTTGGTATGATAATGAAGGGGCTGAGAATGGAAACAAGCGCTGGTTAGTTGTTGGAAACAAGGACTGGTTTTACGTGCTTCCCTCCCAAGTAAACAGTATGTATCCAAACATTTACTTTTTTGGAAAGCTAAGTACTGAATCGCAAAGCACCTATGGTTTGAGCAGCTCATTGCAATATGATACAGCGCAAAATAATAGAGCGACCAGCGTAAAAACAGCACTCTCAGCAAGTGTAGCAGCGTTCTTGCTGCATGGAAATAACACTGGAAATCCTGCGCTAAGTTTGTATAACGGTAACAGACTTGCACCAAATGGACCGTCTTTATTTTTTCCTGATCTGGATGTGTCCCTATTACTGGCAGATGTCTATATTCCATTCAAGTCATCTCTTAATCCACTCATAAAGATGCCGGCCCTGAAGTGGTTGCTTAACCCTTATAAAGACGGATATGACTATCTTACACTTGAGAACAACAAGAAGTTTTTTTTACTTAAGACCATATTTGCCTCTGGAGCTGCTTTTTCATCTAATGCTGGTCTAGATGGCTTAATTGCTTTTGAGTTAAATTGAGAATGTTATGAATATTAGTATAGCCAATGATGTGTACTCCCAGCACTTTGCTGCCTTGCCAACTCACCAAAGCGAAAGACCGATCTATAGCATAAAGGGCAAGACCATGGTCCTTTCTCAAGGCTTGTCATGCATCGTTAGTCTGCATGACCGAAAAACGCGCAATGTGCTAAGGTCCACGATCTCAAATACAGATGGCAGCTATAGTTTTACTGGCTTGCCGCTGGGTAAATTTTTTGTCATGGCATTGCATCCGGTGCCGAACTATAACGCGGTCATTCAAGATAACGTGGTGCCAAAATGAGTAAAACATCAGTCAAAGCACGGCTTGCCATGATTCAAGCCTTTGCAAATTTTATGGATAGCGGTAGCCAGAGTGCTACCGTTATTTTTTATGAGGGTGTTCAGCCTGCAAGCCCTGCGGTTGCAGCAGAGTCGAATAGTGCTCTGGTGACACTTACGTTTCCTGAACCTTGCATTAAAGAGACCACCACCGCTCATGTAGAGCTTCACCCAACCGATACAGCAACGGTGATCAAGACCGGTACAGCAAGCTGGGCGCGTATTTATAATGGTGCTGGTGAGGTGGCGGCAGATCTGAGCGTAGGTACAGATATTAGTCTGGCCAATACTAATCTGGTCGTGGGTGGCACTTTAACGATTCAATCTATCAAGTTAAAACCGTAATCTGAGGTGCTCATGTGGATTTTAAAAATAAGCTCGGCACCGTTGATGCTCACAACCTAAACTTAAACTTTAAACCTGATAATACTGACAGCCACAACATCATTCTGAATTTTGAGCATCTGGCCGATGGTTCAACCAATCTTAATTTTGGTGATGATGTTACAGCTGTAATCGATACGGTACTCGAAACTGAATTTTCATTTGAAGTTACTGCTATCTATGCCGACAGTAGTACCAATACTGCAGTTATAGATACGGTATTAGATACTGAGTTCAGTTTCGATGTGGTTGCTGTATTGAGTGAAAATACGGATGTTGTTGGCCAGATCGATACTGTTTTAGATACTAGTTTTAGTTTTGAGATTAATGCTGAGTTTGCTGAAAATCTGTGCACAATTGATACAGTCTTGGATACCGGATTCAAGACTGAGATTACAGCAATTTTCGATATCAATTTTATCCGTGGTGTAGAGCGTTACTTGGCTGCCGAGTATCAACGGGCCTTGCCGTGCTTAATTGCCTCAATAATGCCATGGGCTAAACCGGTTCTACGGGCGCATCACAGCGCCTTTTATTTTGAGCGTGGTTTGAGTTTGGGTAATCAGGCATTACTTGGCTTTGAAAAGGCTGCCTTGCTGTATCGTTCAGTTCAGCTACAGCATGAAGAAAGTACCGGGCTGGTCAGCTCTGCTGATTTCGTCTGGCAGGAAAATAAGCGATTAGCTAAAACTCGAACCTTGGTATTTGAAGAGGGCAACAAGCTCAGGATTAACCGGACATTTGATTGGGTGGATCTAGTTCGCAAGAGAAAAACTTTTACTTATTCGTATGAAGTGGCGCGAGTTTTTGAAAAGCATTTTACATTCGAGTGGGATCTAGGTCTTGAACTGATCACGACCAGTAGCATTGCATGGGACAAAGCCAAGGCGATTCATTATCGCAAGCATCCGGTTTTACCTTGGCCTCAGCCTGAACCACCACAGTATGAAAGTAATAATGATCTTAATTTCAACTGTCTCTGTGATGATCAGGATGCGCATAACCTAATCTTAAATTTCGGGGATGATGACTGTATTCCTGGATTACCAAACCGAAACTGGTGGTATATCGTGAATGAATTATCCGTAAGCCGTCTGGACAATGGCCAGAACATTTTGGTCTATGATGGCAGTTACAGCACAGATCGCAGCCGCTGGTGCTGGTCATATAGCCTGAGCGTAACCGCGTCTGAAATACCGAAACTAGAGCCTATAAATGGTCAGCCTGTGATTTTAAGAATTATGGTAAATGGTACCGAACATCACATGCTGCTTGAAAACCGCAGCCGCTCACGTCGCTTTGCCGAAACCACTTATACATTAAGCGGTCGCAGCCAATCGGCTTTACTAGACGCTCCCTATGCACCGACACGCTCATTTACCCAGGAGAATGAACGCACAGCAAGACAGCTCTGTCAGGCTGAACTGGATCGGGTCAACAGCTCAACAAAGCTGCAGTGGGAGCTGATCGATGAGCTGAGCTGGATTGTTCCAGCGGGCAGCCTAAGCTATTCAAACATGACCCCGATTACAGTAATTAAAATGATAGCCGAGTCTGCAGGTGGCTTTGTCTACAGCGAAAAGGGCAGCAATACCATCACAGTTAAGCCGAAATATAAAAAGACCTTCTGGGATTCAATCACGGTTGAAGAATATGACCGACTGATCCCAGAAAGTCTGGTCACAGAACAGTCTACAGACTATGAGCCTTATCCTGATTATAACGGCATCACGCTAACTAATGACCGCTCTGGCTTAAGTGGCCAGATCAAGCGTACCGGCACTGCAGGTGATACGTTACTTGAGACTGCCAACAGTCCGTTATTTACCGTCGAGAGCATGGGAAGTTTCGGTAAGGCAGCTCTGGCCAAGTCAGGTCTGGTCGAAACCCACACTCTAGTGATGCCGATTGGTCCGGATGTGAGCGAATGTGCACTTGGTGATTTAGTGGCATTTAATGCTGAATGGTGGGGCATTATTGATGGGGTGAACGTATCATTCAATCATGCGGTGATTAACCAGAGTATTAAAGTGGAGAGCATCAATCGTGAGTAATCCATTACAACGTTTAATCGACCTATTGCCGAAAGCTCCAGAGTTTATTGGACTTATTACCTCAGCAGATCATCCTAATTATAAGGTTCTAGTGATCGATGGTAGCGGTCTGGTGATGTGTACCAGCAGTACCAAATACTCCACCGGTACCCGGGTGTTTGTATCAAACAACGAGATCAAGCGCTCAGCGCCTGAAGGCAGGGTCATACAGATAGAAATTTAAGAAAGCTAAAACAGTTTAAGCACCCTACGGGGTGCTTTTTTTATATCTGAAAAATGAAGGAGAGCTCATGCAGGAGCATGAAAAAACCGTCCTGATGCTGGTTTTTATCGGCGCAGTTATTGGCTTGGCCAAACTGCTGGCATCAGATGAAAAGCTGACAACACGGCTGGTATTGGGCCGTTCCATTCTGGGATCAGCATCTTCAGTACTGGCAGGAGGTGTACTGCTACAGATTCCTGATATTCATCCACTGGCACTCATTGCCATCGCAACGGCCTTAGGAATTATGGGCAGTTCATTTATCGAAAGCTGGTTAAAAAACAAAGTAACTCACTGGAGTGGAAAATGATTTTAATAAATGAAAATGCATTGAGATATCTTGCGGTAAAACTACCCTATCTGGGCGCGGTCATTTCACTGCTGCTCTTTGTACTGCAATGGGCACTGGATTATCACATTATTCCTTTGCAGTACCATTTTATTATCACATGTCTGGTATTGCCGGGCTTGGCTCATATCGGTAAAAAATTTGCACAACCGGAACTTGCTGAAGGTCCACAGTTGACAGGTGTTAATACGCTGCTGGCTACTACTCCACAGGGTACCCAAAGTAATGATTTACCCTGGATCATTGAAGCTAAAAAGCACATTGGTTTACGTGAGAATACCAGCAAGACAGCCCATAACCCGACTATTCTAAAATGGCTGAAGAGTCTTAAAGCGTGGTGGGCTGAAGACGAGACAGCGTGGTGCGGCACTTTTATTGCGTGGTGCTTAAAACAGGCTGGAATAGCTTATCCAAAACACTGGTACCGTGCACTGGATTATGTGAATTATGGTGCACGTCTATATAAACCGGCTTATGGGTGTGTGGCAGTGAAAACCCGAAAGGGTGGTGGCCATGTGTGCTTTGTGGTTGGACGTGACCAGAGAACTGGTAAGCTGGTTTGTCTGGGCGGTAACCAGTCTAATATGGTCTGCTATGCACTGTATGCCGAATCCGAGTTTCAGGAATTTCGCTGGTATGGCAAAACTTCACGACCGGCTGAGCATCGCTATAATCTGCCCCTTATGTCAGGAGTAACAGCGACTCAGGTTACTGAAGCGTGATCCGGACCATTCTTATATTGCTGTGCATCCTGTTAAGTGCATGCACAGCTCATTCAATTGATACCCAAGTAAAAGTCAGTATTTGTGTGCAATGCATGCAAGAGTAAGCCCTTATGTGAGGGCTTCTAAAAATATGAAGACAATATTGATACAACCATCTTATAAAATATTTTTAAAATTATTACTTCTGCTTTTAAGGATATAAATCTTGAAAAAAATCTATTTGGGAATCCTGATGGTTACAACTATGACTTTAACCGCATGTAATTCTATTCCTTCAAACAACAGTGAAGTATCATTAGAAATGGCTAACCCGGCAAGTAAATACTGTATTAAACAAGGCGGGAAATTAATTCCTCAGAAAAATAAAGATGGCGGAGAATATGCTTTATGCCAGCTCCCCAATGGACAAATTATTGAAGAATGGGAGCTATTTAGAAAAGACCATAACCAAAATTAAAAAAAGCCTAACTCTTGGGAGTTAGGCTTTTTAGTATTGATTTTTAACTTACAATTCCCAATACTGGTATTGATCAAGGTCCAGATAAACGGGCTGGTTTTACCATTTTAACAGTACCTTCTTTTTAATTAAAATTCACCTACTTATCTCGATTGTTTATTTATTATAAATAATATCTTATTTGAATAAAGATTATTACTACTTTTATCAGTTATAAAAAATAATTTATTTAATAAAATTAATGAATACTCCTTTAAATTTTAATTTATATTTAATTTAAATCACTAATTTTTAATACTTCCTACAAGATTTACAAAGTAAGAAGATTGACAAGTAATTAATTTGTAAATAATATGAAATCTCATTTGCAAATGAGAATCAGGAACTAACTTAATAATAGAGGTAAATAAAATATGGATAAGAACTATTCTATATTTTATTAAACAATTAAAAGAAGCAAGACATTATAGAAATTATTATCTAATTAAATATTTTATTAAATTTTTAATTTTATTACTAATTTTAATTTTATGGTTGATTTTATGATTTTTAATAATAAATATTTTAAGGCTTCTATTGTTTTAGTTATATGCCAACAGGTTTTTTTAGCTTTATCTACATGGTTTATTGCAAAATCTGGATATTATCTAACATCTGGAAATTATAAAGAAGTCAAGATAACCTTAATCTTATTTTTTATATTTGCAGTCTTAGGATATATTGTTAGTTCATTTGTTTCTATTTTAACTATTAAATCAAAGAATTTATCATGGAAACGATATACAAAAGCAACTATAGGAACAGTTTCTCTTGATATAAATATCTCTTCAAATGACAATCTTAAAAAAATAATAAGCTGGATAAATAGTGAAGCTCCTTCTTCTTTAGGCGGTGCAACTAATTTTTATATCCAATTTATCTCCATAATTTTAAATATTATTTTCACTTTTATTGTTTTTTATATTATGTTAGGTAAAGTTATATCAAGTATTTTATTGATAGCTTTAATAATTTCAATACTATTAGTTTTATTTTTAAAGGAAAAAGTTAAAAATTCATCTAGTACACTTCAAGAAAAAAATTTAGCGATTTTTACTTATATTGAACCGTATATACATAAAAATTATTTTGGTAATAGTTCAATGAGATCTGATGCTAATCACAAGTTAGATTTCAGAATGAATAACTATTTTTCTAATTTAATTAAATATTCTTATCTTGAACAATTAATTGCCTGCTTACCAATAGTAGTAGGAGTTTCTGCAATTATTATTTATTTAATTATTATACCTGTAAGTGATTTAACTGTTTTATTAGGGGCTATAGTTGCTGTTTTACCAAGAACTTTACAGTTATTTGGAAATGTTCATGCTTTAAGTCTATATAGCACTCAATATATCATGATACAAGTAAAACTTGATAAATTAACTAACTTTGTAAAAAGTTTATCTTCTTATTCTATAAAGGATAATTTGAATTTTGATTTAATAAAAATTTTAAAAGACAATGAATCTGTCAACCCTAAATTTTTATTAGAGAAAATTAAAAATTCAGATTTGAGTAATGGCCGGTATTTAGTATATGGCGATAATGGTTCTGGAAAGTCATCTTTACTTAAATTTATAAAAAGTATGGATAGAGAAGCTATTCTTATTTCACCTAATACTTTATATTCTGAGAATAATGAATCTTTATCAACTGGAATGTTCCAGATTAAACAAATTAATGAAATTTTAAAGCAAGAATCAAAAGTCATTCTTCTTGATGAGTGGGATGCTAATTTAGATTCGAAAAATGTAGCTTTATTAGATAGTTTATTTAATGAAAGATCGCTCAACCATATAATTATTGAGGTCAGACATAAACATATTTTATAGAATAGGTCTTGTACTTCTTGTGCGTAGGATACACAGCAGCTACTGTCAGAATAAAAATGAATTTTTAGTTCTAATCTTTATCTAAGTATTATGAGAAAGCCTTCCAAGAGAGGGCTTTGCTCAAGTAAGAATTCAAGCTAAGAATCACATGCACAGCCAGGTGGCTTATGGCAGTCTTTAGAACGGGAGATGCATGAGTTTCCACAAGCCTTGCCCTTACTACAGTGTTTACAGCAGCTTGCCGAGAAACGCATACTGTTTGGTGTAATCAGATCACTAAAACTTCTGGGTACAACTTGAGAGCGTTCCTCATTCTGCTTTGGCTGTCTGATTTCTTCTTTCGCAACACTATAACCAGATACAAGCAGGGTAAGAGCTGCAAGTAAGACGGTAAAGACTTCTTTAAAACTATTCATATTTCCCCAAAAATTTTATTTCTAATTAAAATTGATACAAGTGATTTTAGAGTGAAATTCGCATAGAGCAATTATCTGATAGTCATAGCTAATTTTGTATTTAAATTATTCTAAGCAATTAGTGATGAAAAAGTAATCTATAAAGTCACTTGTTGAGCCATATATATGTGTTACCCCTTATATAGTTTTTATATAAATAATCTGAAACTAAGAATAATCTTTTAAAATTATTAATTGTTATGTTATAACATTTCATTTTTAGGGGTGTATTATGAAATACTCATCACTCATGACATTGATTTTAGTCGTGATTCAACAGGCACAAGCAGAAGAAAATATTACGACTTTAGACCCATTAATTCTCCAGGCCGATCATTCTGAAGAGAATATAACCGTTGTAGATAAAGAAAGAATTGAGAGTGCCAACACTTTGGGAGAGGCACTTAAGCATATTTCTGGAGTACAAAGTACTTCATTTGGTCCAAATTCAGGTGCACCTGTGATTCGTAGTCTGACCGGCAATAGAGTGGGAATACTCGAGAATGGACAAAGTATTAATGGTATGAATGCGATTAGTGGTGATATTAATATTCCATTTGATCCACTTTTTACCAAGAACATTACAGTTCATAAAGGAACTAACTCAGTCAGATATGGTGGAAATTCAATTGGTGGCAGTATTGATATTGATACAGGAATTATTTCAAAGGAATTAGAAGATAAAAGCCGCAATTTAGATATTGTTTATAAAAAAGGTTTTAATGATTTTGATGCACAGGGCATACGCTTAAATTTAAACAATCAAAAGAATCTTAGTACGAATATCCAGTTCTCTACCCAAGATATCTCATCTTATAAAATACCCGGAAAGAGTAAGGCTACCGTATGTGATACCGATATTTTCCCCGCCACAGGCGGTATAAATTCTGCATTGGCAAATGTATGTCAAAAGGACTCAAGAATTTTAAAAAACTTTAATAAATCTCATCATAAATATTTAAATAAGCATGTTTTAGAAGACATTGCCAAGAACCCAGAAAATTTTTATGATTATTATGATGGTTTAGAGTCAGCCAAATACACCAATGAAGCAGTCTCAAAAAGATATGTAAATGGTTCACTTAAAGAGTTTATTAATGATCCAAATCCAGACTACCTTCCTGATACTGATGAATATACTGAAAACAAGATTAACAATGATGTCACACCTAACTATGAGAAAAAGTTAGATAACAGTTATGCCCGAAATGAAAATATGGCCATAGGAACAACCTATTTCTTAAATAACGGCTATATCGGTGTCAGTGCTGATTATAAAACTAGTGATTATGGTGTTCCCGGTTTTTCCATGGAAAATAAGTCTTTTCAGAACTCTTATAGTGATGGATTACCAGTAGGTGTGAAGATCAAACAAAATCGTTTTACTGTAGATTCATTATTTAGACAACCATTAAGCTTTATTAATAAAGTCCAGCTAAAAGCATCTAGTCTTTCAAATACATCAGGCGAATATATCGGTAGTAGAAAAGCTAATGAGTATAAATTTGATACAGACGCTGCAGAGCTACTATTTGAGCATATACCTTATAAAAACCTCAGTGGAGAGATTGGGACTTCGTTAAATAAAAGAGAAGTTAAAGGTTCAGGAGCAGAAGGTTATTTGCCAAATGTGAATACAGATACTCATGCTTTTTTTATTCAGGAAAAACTAGCTTTCAATAAACTTTTTTTTGATACGGGCTATCGCTTAGAAAAAGTCGAACATAGGATTCAAGATCAAAATTTTAAATTATCACGTAATGCTTCAAATACTAAACTTGAAGATAGGTCGTTTAGTCTGAATAGTTTTTATATGGGGACAGAATACAGACCAACAAATGATTTAGGTTTCAGGCTTCAATATAGTGAATCTGAACGCGCGCCTGAAATTAATGAACTCTATGCTAGTAACCCCCATTATTCAGTAATGACTCAAGAAGAGGGAAATCAGAACTTGAATAAAGAAAAAATGCAAGGTTTAGAGTTTATTACTGATTTCAATTTAGATTCTACTGATATTGTACTTTCTTTATATCAAATGGATTTTGAAAACTATTTGTATTTATCCCATTCAGGGGCATCTATGAGAAACCGCTTGCCGTTGAAGTATTGGAAGCAAACTGACACGAAAGTGAATGGTTTTGAGGTAGATATAAACCATACCTTTTCTTTGAATAAGTTAGGTGATTTAAAAGTGGGGGGATTTACCGATTTTGTAAAGAACAAAGCGACAGATCCTGATCGCTTACGCTTGGCAAATGATGGTATCTATTTGCCGAATATGCCGACTAATCGCTATGGTGCAAATATCGAATGGAAGTTAGAAGATTGGTCAGCACGACTCTCTAGTATTTATTATGATAAACCACGATATTTAGGTAAGAACGTAAGTGAAGAAATACCATTACCTGCATATAATCTGGTTGACTTAGATATTAGCAAAAAAGTATTTCTCAAAAATGCAAGTTTTGATCTTTTTATTAATGGATCAAACTTACTGAATGAAGATGCACGACCGCATAACTCTCCACTTAAATATATTGCACCATTGCCAGGCAGAGCTTTTCAACTGGGTATAACCATGCATATTTAGGAATATAAGAAATCTAAGTATAAGAATCTTTTTCTTAAAAAAAGCACCTTAAGGTGCTTTTTTTATTTTATAGAAAGTTTCATTAGTATTTTGAGTTGACTCTGATGGATTTTCATTTTGGATAATCTCTATCCAATCCAAATCTCCACATGTTATTCTTGTATTAAGTTTTTGCTCAAACTCACTAAATTTATCATAAGGTATTTTGCCGAGAGGGCTAATTAATTTCTTAAGTGAGTAATTGTAGTTGAAATTAAAGCTAATATGATCTCTAATCGTTTCTACGATGAAGCTTTCAACTTTACTATATTCATCTAAATGAACTTTAAAGTTAGTACCTCTTAGTTCTTTAGGCATTAAATAAATAGCCTGAATAAGGTGTTCTATAATATTAAAAGCAACTTTAATATCATTTCTTTCTGGTTTGATTAATTCATGGACTGCATCATTTCCTAAAAACCTTAGACTATGCAGTAGGTCAACATCTCGCTTAGAAATATCACCAAGGTTTTTTAAATTTGAAATTTTCTTTTCAAGGTCTCTTCCAGTAACTTTTTTATCTTTACAAATACATTCAATAATAGATCTAATTCCTATTGCTGTAAAAATATCGAGATTTTGAGTAAAGGCGACTTTTGTCTCTGAATAAATAGTATATAAATTTTGGGGTAACAACCTTTTATATTTATTAAGTACCTCAGAAGCATCAGGGTAATAGTTGGTATATGATCGAACGTGCTCATAATCATCATCGTATCCTGTTGGATAGGTTGATTCATAATCATGATAGGTTTTTAAAAAAGAGACCTGATCACATCCTCGACATTGAACAATCGAGTATTCTTTACCATTATAATATTCAAAAGGTATACATGTTTCATATAATTTAGTAGCAATTACATCATGATTAGTTTCTCGTTTACAATCTAAACATTGAGTCAAAATTTTTGTTATTTCAGTCATAATTTTACTTCGCCATTACACTAAACCCATCCAATCTTTTAGCTAATTCTTTCATTAATTCTTCAGTAGGTACACTTTCTAGATCCCCCATTTCATTTCTAAAGCTTTGCTCTAAACGAAATACAGCTTCAGCATTTATCGATCTACCGCTTTCTTTAGCTGCATCTTCAACTTGTTGTTTAAGTTCTTGAGGAACACGTAAATTAAATTGAGGATCTGTTCTAGCCATCAAAGTGAAGTCCAAAAATTTTTATAAGAATATGCTAGTACGGTGCTTGACTTCAATATTAGCACGGTATTAGTATTAGTACGGTGATAACACAATAAGGATTTCTAAATATGTCGAGACAAGATAGACAATTAAATATTCGCATACCCCATAAATTGGTAGATAGCCTTAAAAAAAATGCGGAAGAAAATAAGCGGTCTATGACAGCTCAACTGAATCTTATTATTGAAGAGTGGTTAAGACAGCAGTCTAAAGTTAGTAAATAGTAGAAATAGTAAAGCCCCTGAATCTTGGCGGACTAGGGGCTTCTATCAAATCCCTGCAAGGAGATTAGACATGAACAGTCTATCATTTAATACAACACAATTTCATCCGATACAACAGAATGATAATCAAATCTGGGTTACATCTGCTGAGTTAGCAAATGCTTTAGGTTATAAGCAAGCTGATGCTGTTACAAAAATATTTAACAGAAATAGTGATGAGTTCACGCGTGACATGACACAAATGATTAATAATCCTCAGACGCCCAATTTGGGCGTACGGGTTTTTTCACTACGTGGCTGCCACCTCATTACATTCTTTGCCCGTACACCAGTCGCCAAAGAATTCCGCAAATGGGTACTCGACGTATTGGATAATGAAGTCCTCCAACAGCAAATCGACACTCGAGTCAAAATTAATGCCCAGCAGCAGGCCACACTTAAGGAGATCGTTGACCGTCGCTGTGAGGGGAGTGTCAAACGCCGTACAGAACTCTGGAGCCGGCATAACCAGCATTTCCGTATACCACGATATAGCGAACTCTTGGCTATCCACTTTCAGGATGCAGTTCATTATCTGGAAACCCTGACATTGCGTACCAAACCTGAAACCGAGGAAGTACATATGAACGTCAGGGCAATGGCCATTCATCTGGTTTGGCTTGCCGGTTGGTGGCGTCAGTTTGGACCGGCTATCCGCACTTTAAATCCTCAGTTGGCCGGAACCATACATGATCATTTTATTGACGGAGCTTTTGTCGGATGGCTCTATATTGAAAAGGACAAGGTAGCACAGCTCAGACAGCGTATAGATAACTATCCATGGCACATGAACTCGACAGATCGCTATAACCTGCTGAACCGGACTTAAAGACATAAAAGGTTAAATTAAATAAAAAGCCCTCCAAGTGAGGGCACTCAAGTAATCGACATAATCAAACATAGACTTAGGGATACATTAATTATTCATAAGACCAACAATCACAGCTTTTCCTCTCTGTAATATGAATTATACTTATTGAGCAGATTGGCCGGCTCAAAATGAATTTTGAGTCGGTTTTTATGTTTTTAAAGTCTGTGGATAAGTCACTGAGAGCACCAAATCTACGCCAATAAATTATAAATGATTGATTTGTATATGGAGTTGATAAACA